CCAGCTACTACGTCCGTATGGCTGGCGGTCTCCGTTTGGATCGCAGCGACGACTACGCATTCAATGCGGACCTCGTCACCTTCCGTGCCTCCATGCGAGTCGACGGAAACCTGCCACAAACCAGCCACATCAAGTACTTCATCAACAACAGCTGATTCAGCCAAGTTGAAGAAGTCCCTGATGGGGACTGAATAAAGAGTTCGGTGGGTCGGGGCGAAACACGCAGGGTCGTCCCGGCCCACCAACACTCTGAATACCAACCCTGCAACCTGCGTACACAAGGAGACTGCGTGAATGCGAATCATCATCAAGGGAGTCCCTCTGGACTTGGACGAGCCGACGGCGATCCTGCTCTTGCAGCGGGGCGTGGCGCACTTGCCAGAACAATCAGTCGTAGAACCCCGGATGCGGTCCGGGCGCTCTGGTACTCCAACGCCCCGTGGGCGGGAACGGGCTACGGGCAACAAACCCAACAAGCGGTCCAAAGGCTCATCAAAGAAGGCCACGAAATCGCAATCCACGCAATCTACGGCCTCGAAGGCTCAACGTCGACGTGGAACGGAATCAAAATCTATCCGAGAGGAATGAGTCCATACAGCGACGATGTGGTCGTCGCACACTGGATGGAGTGGACGCAATCCACCAACCTGCCCAAACTGCTCATGACGCTGTTCGATGTGTGGGTGTTGAAGGCTCCGAATCTGGAGAAGGTTCCGAACATCGCATCGTGGGTGCCGGTGGATCATCAGCCGTGTCCGCCGGAGGTGGCTGCGTTCTGTCAACGTCCGAATGTGATGCCGATTGCGATGAGCAAGTTCGGTGCTCGCATGTTGGAACAGTTGGGCATCAACAGCCTGTATGTTCCGCACGGTATCGAGTCGGTGTTCAAGCCGACGCCAACCATCAAGGACAATGGCGGGAAGTCACTCACCGGTCGTGAAATCATGGGGTTCAGCGAGGACCAGTTCGTGGTGATGATGACGGCCGCCAACAAAGGCGTCTACCCTCCACGCAAAGCGTTCGCCGAGAACTTCATGGCGTTCAGCATGTTCGCCCAGAAACACCCGGACGCAGTCCTGTACATGCACTCGGAGGAGATGGGTTCGGCGGGTGGTATCAACCTGAAGGAGTTGGCTGAGATGTGCGGTATTGAGCCACAGCGCATCAAATACGCTGACGCCTACCTGTACCGCCTAGGACTGCCTCAGAACGCTATGGCAGCCCTCTACAGCGGTGCTGACGTGCTTCTGGCTGCATCCATGGGTGAAGGGTTTGGCATCCCTGTGGTGGAAGCCCAGGCGTGCGGTACGCCCGTCATAGTCTCGAACTTCACGGCTCAGCCGGAGTTGGTTGGGGATGGTTGGGTTGTGGAGGGTCAGCCGTTCTGGGATGCTGCTCAGAAGTCGTGGTTCTTGACTCCTTCGGTGCCGAGCATTCTGGATGCGTTGGAGCAGGCGTATGCCCGTGGTCGTGGCCGCTCGAAGAAGGCGGTGGAGTTCGCCAAACAGTATGAGGCGGATCATGTGTATGAGACGCATTGGAAGCCAGCGATGAAGGAGATTGCTGAATGGTGCCGCTTGTCCCAGTCGTAATCGTCCCGGTGCTCACCGAGCATCATCGAGTCGATGCCATGTTGGATTCGTTTGATGGTCGTATCGGTGATTTGGTGGTGATTGACAATGGGAACAATTCTCATTGGGAGCCTCGGACGGAGAAGGCCAAGCGTGTGTTTCACTATCGGATTCCGTGCAATCTGGGTGTGGCTGCGTCTTGGAACATGGGTATCAAAGCAACGTGCTCGGCGTCGGGTTGGTTGGTGGTGAATCATGATGTGGTGTTCGGGACGAAGGCGGTGGAGGACATCTTTCTTCAATCTTCGTACTCGAACCTTGTGTTGTCGGGGAAGCCACCGTGGTCGTGCTTCTGGTTGGGTTCACATGTGGTACGCAAGGTCGGGCTGTTTCATGAGGGATTCCATCCGGCGTACTTTGAGGACAATGACTATGAGGTTCGTGCGCAACGCAAAGGCGTAGACATCGTGCGTTCGTCGGCTGCCGTCTACCATCGGAACTCCAGCACCCTGCGATCCAGTCCTCAGTTTCAGCAGCGGAATCAGGCGACGTTTGATGCGAACCGTCGTCTGTTTGAGGAGCGGATGGTACAGGATTTGCCGTTGGATTGGGACTTGAATCGTCGTCTGGAGTTGGGATGGGATTGAAAGAGACGGTGGTGGTGGCCACGACTCCTGGTCGTGAGGCATGGTTGGCGGAATGTTTGGCGAGCATTCAGCGTGAGGTGTTGGTGTTGCGTCAGGGCGGGACGTGGGAGTTGGGCAAAATCAAGTGGCTGTATCAGAACACGCAGTTGGATCGGTTCTTGTTTCTGCATGATTCGGTGGTGGTGAAAGACCAAGCGTTCTTTGACCGCATGTTCGAGCATGAGGGTTCGGTGTCGGTCACGGATGACCCAGGCATCTTCGGGATGTACATGGGTATCTACACACGGGAACATCTCAGCCGGGTGGAGCTGTATTCGCCTGTGACGCAACGGGATTCGATTGAGGCTGAGGTGGAATGGACTCGTGGCTATGCGGCTGCGGCAGGCAACGTGCCGGTGGTGTTCCCAGAGTTTCGGGACTCACGCAACGTGGGATTCGTCGAGCATCATGGGCGCAGGAACATGGTGTTGGAGAACGACTATTTGAGAAAGTTCAAGGGAACATGGGGCTGATTGGTCGGGAGATTCGTGGCGTGTTGTTCGGTTCGCAGGATGTGTATGCGGACGCAGGCCCATCAGATAACGGGTATCCGCACACCCATCTCTCGGAGTCGTTGGTGGAGCGGGTGTTGCGTGAACGTCAGCCTTGCTATTGGGTTGAGGTGGGTTCGATGTTGGGTGGGTCGGCGTTGTTGGTGGCACGGGTGGCTAAGCGTCTCGGTCAGGATGTGGACATTGTGTGTGTTGATCCGTTCACGGGTGATGTGAACATGTGGGCGTGGGAGCAGGATTTGGTGCGTCAAGGGAAGTGGCGGTTTCTTGGGTTGATGAATGGTGCGCCGACGATTCGTCAACGGTTCTTGGCGAACGTGAAGGATGCTGGGTTTGAGGATGTCATCACGCCTTTGCCTGCGACGGGGATTGTGGGGATGCGTGTGTTGGGGCGTGTGTCTGGGTATCGCCCGGATGTGGTGTATGTGGATTCGGCTCATGAGCAGGATGAGACGTTCTTGGAGTTGTCAACTGCCTGGGCGTTCTTGGCGTATGGCGGTTTGTTGATGGGTGACGATTTGGATTGGCCTGCGGTTCGCCATGATGTGTACAGGTTTGCTGAGTCGGTGGGTGTGCAGGTGGAGGTTGTTGGGAATCAGTGGCTCATTGGCAAGTAGGATTGGACGAGTATGGCCAATGAGAACCTCTATGCGACTCGTGCGCAAATCAAGGCAGCGTTGCGTATCGGCACGGCTGACACGCTCGATGACACGCTGATTGACAACTGTGCCGGTGCAGCTTCTCGTCTCATTGACGGCTATTGCAACCGCCAGTTCTGGGCTGCTGCGTCGGCTACGCCACGAGTGTTCCAAGCCAACACCGAGTTCGTTTGTGATGTGGATGACTTCTACACGACGACTGGGTTCGTGTTGAAGACGTCGTCGTTTGCTGACGGCAACTTTGATACGACGTGGGATACGAGCGACTATCAGTTGGAACCGTTGAACGGAATCTTGGATGGCCTCACTTGGTCCTATGACAAGATTCGTGCAGTCGGTGACTATCTGTTCCCGACCGTCAATGCGAACTATGGTGAACAAGCTCTCGTTCAGGTGACTGCCCGTTGGGGTTGGGCGACTGTGCCGGACCCGATCACTCAAGCCTGCATCATCCAGGCGTCACGCATCTTCAAGCGGTATGACTCGCCGTTGGGTGTGGCTGGGTTTGGTGACTTGGGTGCTATCCGCGTTTCTCGATTCCTTGACCCTGACATGGCTCAGTTGGTTGAGCCGTATCGACGAATGCGGATGTTTGCATGACCGCAACCGTCAATCAAATCAAAGACGGCCTCAAGACGGCGCTGGCCACAATTCCAGGGATGAGGGTGTACGACTATCAGCCCGACCAAGTCAACCCACCATTCTGCTTCCCGGTGCTGGAAGAAGTCACCTACCACGGGGCGATGGGCTCAGGGAACGTGGTACATCAGTTCACGGTTCAGGTCGTTGTTTCTCGTCAATCGGAAAGAACAGCCCAAGACAAATTGGACGGCTATCTGTCCTACTCTGGCGACCAGTCAATTCGTGGAGCTATTGAAGCGGACCGAACGCTGGGTGGCATTGTGCAAGACCTAATCTGCACCTCGGCTCGCAACATTCTGAACTTTGATGCGAACGATACGACGTATCTGAGCGTTGATTTCCAGGTCACGGTGTACGCTTAGACCATGGCGAAGTATCTCGTCTCTGGACCGTTCCCGGTCACTGGCGTTCAGCCGGGTGGACATGTGGACGGCGAGGGCGTCGACAATGTAGAGTTGTTGGTTGGCGCAGGTATCCTGACGCCAGTCGAAGAATCCAAGAAATCCTCAAAGGCCGATAAGGCAGGAGACAAATAGTCATGGCAAAGCTGGTCCTCAAAGATGCGAACATCGTGTTCAACGGCACGGACATCTCGGCGAACGTAGCGAGCGTGTCACTCTCGACCACAGCTGCAGAAGTTGCGACCACTGCCTTCGGATCGTCTGCCGTGACACGAGTGTCTGGTCTCATTGACAACTCGGTGACGTTCAGCATCCACAACGATTACAACGCCATCGACGGAATCTTCTTCCCGTTGGTCGGCTCCACCGCAGTGACCTGCGTTGTCAAGCCCAACGGAACCGCTGCGGCTTCTTCCGCTAACCCGTCGTACACCTTCAGTGTTCTCGTGACCGAGTGGACTCCCGTGAACGGAGCCGTGGGCGAGTTGGCCACTGCGGACGTCACGTTCCCAATCTCCGGTGCAATCACCAAGAGCGTCGGCGCCTAGTTCTAACAACTTCACCCTGCGGAGGTACAAATGAAACTGCCCATGACCGTCGTCTACGAAGGCGGAACAAGGAAACTGGTCATCGCCCAGTTTGCTGACTTCATCGCATTCGAGAACACGCA